ACGTAAAAGAGAAGGAACCATGACCAGTGTATATCTGAGAAGACCCAGATACACATTGTGCCAAAGAAAGCACATCCTTCACTTGGGATAAGAGAGTGGAGAACTCTCTTAAATTACCAAGAGAAATCTGAGCACTGAGAAAGTCGACAAACTCAAAGATATCGAGTTTGCTGGCTTTATCGGCTAGTTCAGGAGGAAATACGGTGGAAAAACCGATTCTCCTGACGAACTCTCCGACTGATGTAAGTGAATCAGAAAATCTATCCACTATATCATCAACAGCTTTGGCAGAGGAGAAGAAAGAGGTAGCACGAAAATCGTTCGTAGGGTCATTTATGCACGTATAAAAGTTTTGACAAATATACGAGCTATCAATGGCCGTATAAGCGGCTTGAGCATGCACCTCAATCTCTGATTCCGTGGAAGAATCTTCACTACCGAGAGGAACGCATACAGAGAAGCTACCATCGACTGAGCCGACAGGCCCAGTAGCTGGATTGCCATCAGCGTATGAATCGTACCAAGTATATCGGACAGGGATGTCTGACATATTACAGTAGTGAAAACTCGTGCTATTGTATGGGTTAGCTTGACCAAAGAGGAGTGGATAATCAATATCACACTTTGAGTAGTGTGTATTGGTCGTGCCATCACCAAAATGGAGTAGCCACCTGAATTCAAGGTGAATTCGCAATAGACTATTTGTACAAGACCATGACATGTCGAGAGACGTGTCGATGACCGAGTACGGGGTCCAATACGTTTTCTGCAGAATCCCACTTGACATAAGGTCAAGAATGGGAGTAGCATCAGCGTAATAAGACCCATAGTAATATGCTAATGAAGAAATCTCTCCATTATACACATTCACGCCACCTACCCATGTATAGTAGTTATTCCGACTTTGAACAGTGCCACCGACAGAATCAATATAGAAACTATCGGTGAAGTGTGGAAGGTCGGAAAAGGAATCTGTGACATCGCCAACCAGCGAGTAATGTCTCGCAAACGAAAATCTTCTACCAGGGTCTGGTGAAGATTGTCCGTTAAGCGAATGGGCAAGCAGGATGATGTCGTCGTACGCACTTCCATATGTACGAGAATCAAAATCCTGAGAATCCTTATAGAAAAGAGTATAAGGTTTTTTGGAAACCTTAACGTCTTTTAAAGGAGGAAAGCCCAAACTATGAAGATATACCAAAGACGAATATCCTACAGGAAAATACATAAATCCCTGTTCGGAAATGTCAAGGTAAGGATTACAATACTTGTGTAAGTATTGATATCCCGCGGAGTCATCACTAAGGTTAGTAGATGCGCCTCGCATAGAAGTGGCAAACTTGCAAAGTCTGCCAGGACTATATCTTATAGTTAACATGTCACACCTCATCATTCTACGAACCTGGAAGTAAGGTATCGATAAAGATCAATACCTTAAGCAGGTAAGATACGACAGTGCAGAGCACCTTAAAATCGCTCCGCAGCGTACCGTAACTCATAG